CTCTTCTTCGCCAGTATGTAGAAGCGCTTTTAAGCGTTTATTATCCTCAAGAATTTTTTGGGCAAACTTTATAGCCTCAGCTTGCTCACGCTGGGCAGCTTCTTTGCTTCTACGCTCATCGTGAAAAATTTTCTTGTATTGCTGAAATTTATTTTTAACGGTTTTTGAATAATCATCCGATTCTGGCAGGGCTTCTAAATCGTCCACCAGTTCTTTCGGCATTGGACGAATGTTTCTGTCGGCTTCTGGAGTGTCATCAATAATATCTACATCATCTTCATCACCATCGTCTTGGTCAATTTCTACATCGATTTCATCATCTATCTCGTCTGGAAAGCGAAAGTTTGTTGTGCTCATGTTATTTACCCCTAGGGAAATATGGTTGCATTATTCTGTCATATTTATATCGGTTGTACCGTGCTGGGACTACTTGGATGTTGGTGTACTCACTTGTCCCACCTTTTGAGATAGGGATAATATGGTCTGTATGCCATTTAACCCCCGTCACATCATTACGTAATTGAATTAAATCTTTAGCCTCTTCAAATACAAAGCTATCAAAGTCTGACATAACCCTATAAGTTTCATACCTATCCTTCTGGTGCTTATCATGGCATAACTTACCGGCTTCTGATACTCGATATCTTACTGACGGTATTTTACCTTTATCAGACGCTCGATATTTCGCTGCCACTACTTTACCCTTACTAGATAACCCATACTTCGCAACTACTGCCTGTCTATTAGGGGCATTATGCTGATACTCCAATTTGCAAGAATTACAGCAACTCTGAAGCCCATCGTTTCGAGTTTTATTTTTGTTAAACTCAGATTCCGGTTTTTCAGTATTACATTTCCGACATACTTTCATTCTTGACACCTTACTTTCTCCTTATCCCGACTGGATTTTCAACAACCGCCTCAACATTATCGTCGTTAATTAAACGAAATTCTTGGCCATGTATATCCAGCCGACTACCGGTATATAGGCGGGTGATAATGAAATCGCCAACTTTACACCACGGGCCTGTTGGGAACTTATGTTCGTCGTTATAGCAGTCTGGACCCATGGCCACGACGAATAATACAGTAGACAGCGTAGACTCATCAGCCAGTGTTTTCTCGGCTTTGATGATACTGCTATTATCGAACTCTCTGTCAATATCAGGGATGGCACAGAGAATGTGGTATCCGGTTGGTTGTGGCAATTGTGTTGCCTGCCTTTTAGGTTTTGAATTTGGGTCGGCTTGCCCTATAAGAGCTTCGCGGCCAATAGTACCCACAACTTTTGGGTTTTTTGGGTCTGTTGCTAATAGAAAATCACTCATCGTATTCTCCTCTTGCGTTAGGGTAGACTATGGGGGCTTCACCGGCTAAGCTCTCAAACAAAGAAGCTTGATATAACTTCTCTTTCAACAGATAACCCTCAAGTGCCCATAATTCATCAATAGCACTGTCTTCGGCAATCTTTCTGCCTAACTCTTCGTTATCATTTTCAGGTGAAACACAGCAAGAAGGTTTACCAACTACTACATAGCCATTCTCCATTATTAAGATACAAGTGCGTATTATCTGGCCATTACTTACTGTTGTAGTAAGTATTTCTGCACGCGAAATCTTGCTTCGCATTCCTTCAAGAGTTACCCGTGGTGCAGTTAACCCTTTATCCAGTATCTCTCTCTCAATCTCTTCATTGGTCATCTTCATCCCCTTCTACAGTTTCGTGATACAGCTCGTTTATGTTGCGGCATGCTTCCAACAGACCTACAATCTGCCCACATATTTCCCTATACTCTGCATAGTCTTTGGCAGTCCCTTTACTTACCCAGTCTTTTAAAAACTCTATTCTTTGGGTATGGATACTGTGTAATACTTCTAGTGCGTTATTCAGTTCTGCACTCATTTTTTACCTCCGGTAGGTTTGGTAGTTTTGGCCACTTTTATATCGTGTTCATGTTGAGCGGCTTGTGAGCCTATCTCATGCTCATGTTGAGCGGCAGTCTTGGCAATATCGGTACCGATCTTGGCAGCTGATGTCACATGTTGCTCCTGAAGCTTTGACTGGTTTATATGCAGGTTTGCTGCAACAGTGGCACCAGCTGCTTCTGCCGTACTATCGTTTTTATTTTTAGTTATTCCCAACTTGGCATATTCGACGGCTATATCTTCGTCGTCCCGTTTTGATTTTCTTGCCAAGTCGCTCTCTTTGATCTTGAGTTCCTGCTGTTGCATCTGGATAAGCGGGTCTTGTTGTTTTTGCTGATTCTGCTGATTTTGTTGTTCTTGCAGATTCTGCTGTAGTAGTTGCTGTGAGGCTTGGGCAGCAAGTTTGGATACTTGCAGTTCAATTTCAGCGGGAATCCCAACTTGGTTATCCTCATCCTCTGGACTATCACCGTAAGTTGGCAAGTCCCTCCCCATAGCCTGTTCAATCTGTTTTCTGTACTCATATCCTAAATGCTCCGCGATGTGGGCTCCCAGTGTTGCCTGTAGTGCAGCAAGACCTTGTGGATTTGTGGCAAAAGCAGCCTGTAATACTTGCTGAACTTTGGGGTCATGCATTACTGCCGTGTGGACAATTATGTGCGCTTGATGGTCTTGATACAAAAACGCTTTTACCGGCTTTCCTTTGAGGATGTTTTGATTTTCAGTTACTGGGTCACGAGGTTTGAGGTCGTCGTCCATGGGCACGAGCTTCTGGTAATTTGGTACACCCAAAACCTCCAGCATCTGCCTGTGTAATAGTGGCATATCATAGAGCTGTTGTGCTGTCTGGGCTAACTGGAGAACGGCTTGATATTGGACAACCCTTTGTGCGAGAGTCGCAGCATTAGGGTCACTAACGGGTACAACTGCAACGTTCTTATAGTCAGAGCGTTTAGCTTTCGGAGTCCCTTCTTGTGGGTCATAGGAGTAAGTAGTTGGCGTATAATCACGGATAATGTTTCTGATGAGCTGAAGCTCACGCTTCATGGAATAGTGAACCCTGCCTTGGATGGCACTTATCAATTTCAATGTTCTTTCAAGCACAGCCAGCGTAGTGCCAACCGGTGAGTTAGAAGACATATCAGACACAGCCAAATCAGCACTGCCGGCCAGTTTCCGTCCTTCTTCAACAATAGATGTCAGTAAGGAAAACAGTGTTTGGTCAGCGCCCTTGTAGGGCAGTGGCAGGAAATTTTCTTTGAGCGTACCACTTGCCACATCAACGTCACGCCATTCACCGGGGCTTACCGGCGTGTCATCGCCTTTTATTCTTAAACCCCTACTCTTGAATCCCCCCGGTAAATTAGACAGCGTACCGGCGTCTACCAATTGGCGAATCAATGAAGTGCCCGACTTGGCAAAGCCACCAATTAAATTTATCAAACCGAGACAGTAAAATCCGAAGGCTGGTATATACCCGTAGTGGACAAGGTGTTCACGTTTTATAAACTTCTTATCGTCCGGTTCCCAGTTTCTACGGATGGCCAGTATAGTCGTAGTCCCCTTGTCAATGGTGACAATGTAAGGTAGCTCTATACCCGTATATTCCCCGTTCTCGTCCTTATGTTCATAACCCTCTAAATCGAGGTTTACCTGCATTTCAAGCAGCTTGTACCTCTCATCCAAAGTAACCCGGAACCCTAAACGCTCGGCAATCTTCTTCTCAACATCATCAATCATGTTGGTAGGCTCGCCTATCTCAATCTCACGATAGAAGCCCTCATATTGCAGCTTGATAATCTCGTTCTTGGTTTTACGCATAACATGGGTTATACGTTCGGATGTTTCTAGGCTGGTAGAACCATAGGGCACCACAATATCTTCTGCAGGAATATACATCGATACTTGGCGGTTTAGGCTTGGGTCAAAATACACTTTCTTAAAGGCATTACCACATAGCGCCAAACCAAACATCGCCCGTTCATGCTCTGGCCTGAACTCCACCATCACTTCAGTGAGGTTATAGTTCATGTCTTCCTGTACACGGATAGAGGCTTCTTTTAATTCCTCAGTCTGTTTACCAATAATCTTGGTCTTACAAGGTCCCATTGCCGGAAACGAACTGGTCATTATCTCGGCTTGGAATTTGCAGCACGCTTCAATCAACAGTGGATGTACCACTGCACAGGCACCTTCCCATGGGTCAGACCGGTCTTCCATTGGGTTAATACCCAAAAGCTCAATACCTTTTACATAGCTTTCCAACCACTCTTTACGGGAATTGATGTCCTCATCAAAACCGGTAATCAATTCACTAGACATAGATTGTAAAGCAGCATCAGACACTTTCTCAGCAAGATTCTCAGAAAATTCATCCTCATCAATCTCAGGTTTTATTGTGAGTATAGTTTTCTTACCCTTCTTGATTTTTACTTCTTCTGGATTCTTAACCGCTATTTCAAGAGGCTCTTTCTCTGGGTCAAGCGCGGCAATGCCTTGTGCTGAAGGGGCTGGGTTTAATGCTTTTTCAATCGACATGGCAATTCCTAAAAATTAATAATATGCTGCGCGTCTTGGGCTCTTAAAATACTTTTCTTCTTCTGGCTCATCCATGGCATTCTTAACAAAGCCCCCCTGTCTAAAAAATGCCAGCGCCATACTGGTTACGTCTACTTGATCGTCATTGTCACCATTTGGGAAACTGGCAACTTCTTCTATCAAACAGTCGGCAAATGGTCTATCCGGTGCCCAAACCCGATGTGAGGCGAATAAATCTGTGACTGCCATCAAGCGAGCCACCTTGTCTCCCGTAGATCGGGTTGGGGTAAACTCGCTACATGGAATCCCTGCTGCCCGAAGTTCGTAGATCAGTGGCGCTCCCGATGCCTTCTTTTCAATAATGAGCTTGTCAGCATCATACTCTTTCCATTCCTCAGCTATCATAATTTTTAGCCGGGGGAACTCACATTTTTCTCGCAGCACGTTAAGTAAAATAATGTTTGCTACAGGCAATCCGGTATCCTCATCATCCATGTAAAAGATACCCCACGTTGCAATAACACTAAAATCTGCCCGTTGGGTCTTTTCAAAAGCTGTATCAACTGTCTGTAAAATAAAGTCCAATGGTGGAGGGTGGTCTTCCTCCCAACGCATCCAAACACTTCGCTTAACGATTGCCCCTTCTTCACTCGTTGGCTGTTGCAT